GATAAAGCAGCTAATTCATTCCTAGTTTCTGAATCAATTAAGAATCTAGGAGTTCTTGAGTCTATTAAAGATTTGCTAGCATCGCCTGTTTCCGAACACACTAGAGCTAAGATAATGCTGGAGAACTATAAAAACGTAATTGTTAGCAAGGGTATTCCTGAATATAGTGTGATTGAAAATTTTGTTAATGATCTAAACCAATTAACTTGGGATTCTAAATCAAAAGAAGTCTTTGAATCCCTATCTGAGAAGGTAAATAATTTTTCAAGAGAAATATACGTTTCTAAGGTTATTGATTCAATAAAGAATTCAGGATCTAGAGAATTCTATTCTGATTTATACGAATCTCTTAATAACTGGATGGTTTCTAGTAACAAATCGAATGGTCTTCTAGTTAACCAAATCTCTAAGTATTCTTTCAATCCAGTTGTTAGAAATCTGATTAACTTTTTGAATCTTAACGAAAGCAAGAGAGACTCTGGCGTTCTTTCCATACCAGAGACAAATCAAGCTGAATCTTTCGTTGAAAGAATCTATTCACCTATTGCAACAAATGAGAATCAGGATTTTGCTTTCTCTATAGGAGGATTTATATTCGAAGCTACCGAGAACGGAGTTCAAAGAATAGATGTAAAAAATGCTGCTAAATCATATGGAAGAAATTTCGTAGATCTTTTAGGAATAGTAGCTAAGCCTTACGTAAAGGTTAACGAAGCGGGAGTTCATTTTACAATTGGAAAAAAGGCAATATCCATCACTGAGAGTACAACTGACAAGCCAAATGTTTTCGCTGGTAGAAATAAGCTTTCTTTCTCTAATGTCAATGAAATGGCTAAGATTATCGGATTGGAAGTTTCCTCTTACATGGGATACAACGATATGAATATTGTCAAGGAGATAGCTACTGTTTATGAAAACTACAATTCTTTCGTAGAACTTGATTTTGCTAAGTCTATCAATTCCAAAATCTATGAAGGTCTATCTGTTAATCTTTTCAAATGGAATGGAAAGATTTATCTACAAAGAATAAACGAAGCTATGAGAGAGAATTCTATATTCTCTGTGAATAGCGTACAGGCTGTTAAGATAGTAAAAGATACATTGAGATACGACATCTCTGAGGGATTAAGCGAGTTTTTGGATGGCGATCTAAGAACTAAATCTGTTCTTTTAAATGACAGGGTACAGCTCCTAGATAACATCCAAAAAGTGGAAGAGCAACTACAGAAGATTGAGACCGCGATGGAAAATCCAGTTTTGGCTAAATCCGTAGAATTGAGAGAGGCTGAGAGCATGTTAAGAAGAGAGCTTAAGGTTCTAAGAAATAAGTGGACTTCTTTAAATGAAGAGATAGACAGACTTCAAAATCTAGATTATGGCAGTGAGCTTTCTATATCAGAAGATGCTAAATTTAATATAGGTGACTATGTTAAAATCAAAGAATCCGGAGAAACAGGTAAGATAGTTTCTATAGACGGTACATCCGGAAGATATACGGTTTTAACCGACGCTGGAAGAACAGAAGATCATAAGGTAAGCGACATACAAGATTTGGAAGAGGCTTTAGCTGATTCTGCAGAAAAGAATGCAGAAAAAACTAGTGACTTTGACAATGAATATTTCGATAACGACCCAGCTAGCGACATAGAAAGCGACGAGTCAGAGGACGAGGACGGAACTGAAGAGGTTAAGGAATCTAACTCCACTTATGCTAAAGCTCCAAGCAGGTCTAATAAAGTAAAGGAAAAGCAATCGCAGCCAACCTATTCTAAAGCTCCTAGTTCTAAAGAGCAAGATAAGCCAATGGCTCATGATCTAAAGAATCCTAAGGCTGCTGATTATGCTGAAGGTGTTAAAGGTCAGAAGCCAACCAGCTTCGATGTACCTGGCTATGAGATAGGTTATAATATAGACGAAGCTAGCGAGGCAGACCAGAAAGCACAGGATCTTGCTGAAGCACCTAATTTTGGTAAAGTTGAAAAAATGCATGATAAAAATGCTCTTTCAGATATGGCTAAAAAGCACGGATATGCTAAAGCTCCTGGTAAAAATGAAAGGGTTGGTCTTAGCTATGATGATAACCACGGTTACAGAAAGCTACAGGAAGGAACTAAAAAGGATCTAGATAAGACAAATCCTAATTTTGCAGTTGCTCCTTCTTCATCAGAGCAGAATAAAGTAATGTCCCACGACATTAAAAGTGAAAAGATTTTTAATTTTGCAGTTGCTCCTAGTAAACATAGAGACGCTATTGACTTTGGTGTAAACGACGAAATGGGATACAACCTCGATGAAGCCGAGGGTCAAAAAAAAAAGTAAGCCGCAATTATTATTTCGCTCCGGAGAATCCGAATCAAAATAAATCAGGCAAACCTTTCGTAGACCCATTAAAAGGCAAATTTGCAAAAGCCCCATCTGAACCTCTAGGTAAACCCTCAGAGGAAACCGAGGAAGACGAGGCTGAAACAAACAAATAAAATTCTCATATAAAGAATAGTAAAAATTCTTAATTGAGAAATGTGAAATAAACGGAAATAAATAGATCCCCTGTTCCTAAAGAATGGGGGATTTTATTTGCATATAAAAAACCCCCCAAATAATGGCAAAAGTTTATGTCAAGAACAGTGAGCTCCTTAGAGCTGTTTCTGAATCAAAGCAAAGAGGAGAATTAACCAGAGAGACTATTGATATGTTTTCTCTTATGATTGACGGAATATCTAAAAAAATGGCTTACAAAGATCCGGACGATAAGGACGATTGTATGGCTTTTGCTATGGAGGATCTTTGTAAATACTGGAATAGATTTGATCCAACTAAGTCTAATAATCCTTTTGCTTATTTTACGCAGGTAGCTAAGAATGGATTTGCTAAAGGTTGGAAGAAGATTCACCCGCCTAAGAATCCTAAGACCATCCCTTTCAGTTATATAACTGGAGAGGATAACAGCTACAACGTCTAATATGTCAATAAAGAAAGTAAAACCTAACGGTAAACACAGGCACGGTCTTTTTAATCCGCAGAACCCGGATAAGTACATAGGTGATCTCCATAAGATCATCTATAGATCATCGTGGGAACAGAGGTTTTGCTCTTATTGTGACAGAAATGAGAAGATATTAAAGTGGAGCTCCGAGCCTCTTGCTATAGATTACTGGAATCCTCTTGATAAGAAAATGCACAAATACTATGTGGATTTCTACATAAAAACTCTAAGAGAAGACGGCACACATCAGGAGTGGATAATAGAGATTAAGCCGGAATCCCAGACGCAGAAGCCAATCTACGAGGGAAAAAATATGACCCTGAAAAAGTTGGAAAGCTATAATTACAGTATGAAGGTTTGGATCACCAACCAGGCAAAATTTAAAGCTGCGAGAGAATGGGCAAGAGTTAGAGGATTTAGATTTGGTGTCGTTGATGAAAAATTTCTTTTTAATAGTCAATGAGTTTCTCTTCTAAGGCAAAAGAATACAGGGAGGAGTTTATTTCGCAATCAGAGGTTGTCACTAAAACCGATTCTTACTTTATTTCAACCTATGTCAATTTAAACAATAAAGACTTTAGACCAGAGGGCTTTTCTGGACAGTTCATTCCCGGTAAAATTTACATATTTAGGTATAATCCTAAAAGCACTAATGGAATTGAAAAGAATGGATTTATAAACAGGATGCCAATCCTTCTTGTCTTTGAGATTAGAAAATCTAAGGACCTAAATAATGTTCTATATGGGGTTGATCTTATAGCAACACCACCGGACGAAAGAGCTAAGATATTAGAGAGGATCTATGATTATTCTAGGGAAACTATAGAATCAAATATAGAAATGTCCGAAAGGTCAGGAAATCAATTACCGATAAATTTAAGTAGTGACAATGTAAAAGGACTTCTGCAGGGAACTGGATATATTGGGAGCCTCAATGGGTTTAGTATATCCTCCATTTCCAATCCATATATTGTGGATTATGAAGACTGGGTGAAAATACCCTATTTAAGCATGGCTTTAATACAGGGGTCTTCTCCAAACGAGATATATAACCAATATAGATCGAAATTAAAAGATGATTCGAATCTACAAGACAAAAAGAAGTAGCGAATGGCTGGATTCATAGATAACGAAAGTGGTAACCCCGTATTTCAGAGGATTAGAGAATCTGTTAAATCGATCTCTAAGTTCGGTATGAAATATGAGGACATGGTGATAAAAAACTCCATGGCCGTAGGATCCACTGAGGCTGCTTTCATAAACCAGAATAAAACCAATATTCCTGACGAGAATATGCTTTACAGTCTTGCTAAGCAGGATACTATGGTTAAGCAATATATTTCTTATTTCGATAAGGACTATAAAGGAAAGAGAGATTATCTCAGAAAATTCTCGCTAAATCCAGAGATAGAGGGTGTTTTAGATATTATTTGTGACGAAGCAATAAACTTCGACCCTTCTAATTTCTTTGCATATCCTGATTTTTTAGATACCACATCTATTAAGGAAAAAACGAAAGAGAAGATATACGATTCTTACCGTCAGCTTTATGACATCTGGGGATTTAGTGACACCGTTACTCCGTGGCAATATTTCAGGCAGTTCATGGTTGATGGATTCCTTTCCTTCGAGATAATATGGGACGACAAGGGTAAGAAAATAATAGGATTCAAAGAACTTGACCCGACGACTCTAATACCTAGCGTAGAAAAGCAACCCGACGGAAGACATATAAACATTTGGATACAATTTCCGAATGATCCGAAAAAGAAAAGAATGCTCTATGATTCTCAGATCATATACATGTCTTATGCTAAGGGTAATGCAGTTTCAAGATTAAGCTACACTGAAAGATTAATCAGGCCTTATAATACTTTAAGAATTATAGAATACACCCGAGTTATTTGGTCGGTTATGAACGCTTCATTTAAAATGAAGATGACAGTTCCGGTCGGATCTAGATCTCCTCAGAAAGCAATGCAGACTCTAGGAGAACTTATGAGTATCTACAAGGAGGACGTAAGACTTAGTGACGATACTGGGGAATTGCTTATAGATGGATCACCGAAGATTCAGTTTTATAAAAACTATCTAATTCCCCAGGGCCAAAATGGGCAGCCAACTATCGAGCCACTGACTATGGAAGGTCCTAACTTGAATGATCCAGCTCCTCTAGCTTATTTTTATGATAGGTTCATAGAAGAGTCTAAAGTACCAGCAACAAGATTCAAAGGACTTGATGGATCATCGACTGCAACTTTCGTAAATGCTGCAGAAGGATTGGACAAGGAGGAAATAAGATTTAGTAAATTCATCAATAGACTTAGAAGTAATTTCCAGGATATAATAATAAAACCTCTCTGGCTTCAAGTGTGCAAGGACAATCCCGAATTAGAAAAGGATCTTGTTTTTAAAAGTCAACTTGGATTAAGATACATCAGTGAAAATCCATTTAGAATAAATCAGGAGATGGAGCTGATAACTAAAAGAAAAGAAAGTGTGGATTCCCTTATTGCTATAGTTGGTGACGAGGATAAACCTTATTTTTCTGCTGCTTATCTAATAGAGAATTATTTGGGATTAACACCTAGCGATATAAAGGCTAACAAAATAGCAAAAGAGAAAAAAGCCAAAGAAAAAGAGAAAGAAGGAAAGGAAGGAGAGGAGAAAGAACCCGAAGTTACCCTATAAAATAAAAAATTAAATGGCAGGATTTATTGATCCCATACAACCAAACAGTGCATTCGGAACTATTCTGAGGAGCTTAAGTCAGCTCTCCAGATTTGGAATGAAATACGAGGATATGGTCGTGAGAAATTCGCAGGCCGTTGGTATGACAGAATCAAGATTCTGGGATCAAGAGGGAACTGGCTTTACCGAGGATGACGCTTTCTATTGGACCCTTTCGCATTCTGACACTAGGGTAAGAAAATACATAGCATATTTTGACCGGGATTATATCGACAAGAGAAATTTCTTAAGAAAATTTTCTCTTAACGGTGAGATAGAATTTATATTAGATACTGTTACGGACGAGGCTATCGTTTATGACGATAAGAATTATTTTGCATATCCTGAGATTAAAAACTTGGATGTCAGCGACAAGGTCAAAGACAAGTTAATGGAGAACTTCTATAGGATCTACCATTTGTTTAATTTTCAAGAAAGTATACTGGCTTGGCAAATATTCAAACAGCTTCTTATAGATGGATTTATCGCTTATGAAATAGTATATGATGATAGGGGGAAGAAGGTAATAGGATTTAAAGAATTGGACGCAACATCTTTACAGCCTATGGTTGAGAAAGTTGGTGAAAATGATTTCCAGCAGGTCTGGGTTCAGTATCCAAAAAATCCGCAAATGACAAGAAAGCTCAAAAACGAGCAGGTTATCTACATATCATACGCTAAAGGAAACACTATTTCTAGGGTTAGCTATATTGAAAGATTGGTAAGATCCTATAATATCCTTAAGATCATGGAGAATAGTAGGATTATATGGAATGTCATGAACGCCTCGTATAGGCTCAAGTTCATAATTCCTATAGGTACCCAATCTCCTCAAAAGGCTATGCAGACCTTGGGCCAGATAATGTCTATACATAAGGAAGAAATTGCTATCAATGATAATTCCGGGGAATTGACAGTTAACGGAAGACCTAAGATACAGTTCTATAAGAACTATCTTTTTCCTGAAAAAGATGGGGTTTCCCCTACTGTGGAGACCCTTAACGGAGCAGGTCCAGATTTTAATATAATGGACAACGTTCTGTATTTCTTCAATAAGTTAAAGCAGGACTCTAAAATCCCATATGCTAGATTTGCATATAGAGGCGGAACTCCTGCTAATAACCAGGTTAGCATAGATTCTTTAGAAAGAGACGAGATAAGATTTGAGAAATTCCTATCCAGATTAAGATCCATTTACCAGGAGCTCCTGATAAAGCCTCTTTATATACAGATGTGTTTGGACTATCCGGATCTTGTAAAAGACAGAAGCTTTAAAACCAATCTCGGTCTTAACTTCGTAAGGGAGAGCGAATTTAACGACCTAGTAGAGTTAGCCAATCTGGTAAAAAGAGGTGACTTCATTAAATCTCTTGCCGACATGAAAATAAAAGTTGGTGAGGAGGAACAACCTTATTTTGATAAGGATTTTCTAATCCAGAGATTCCTTAAGCTGACACCAGAGCAGATAGAGCTTAATGCATCATATAAGGAAAATGAAGCAAAAGAAGCTGAGAAGAAAGGAGGAGGTGAAAAGCCAGCAGAGGGCGGAGAAGAAGAAGGCGGCGAAGCAGAGGAACCGGAAGTAACCCTATAAAAATTAGTAAACCTTTTAACAAAGACATTTCATACGAAATGTCTTTTTTTCTGCGGGGATTTTTACTATTTTTGTAATATCTAATAAATTAAACAAAATGATAAAAGAGCTTAGAATTTTAAAGACACTAGAGGAATTAACAGGTGAGGGTTCTCAAAAGAGAAAACAAGAAATAATCAAGGAAAATTGGGATGCTAACTTGTCCTATCTTTTTGATGTTTGTTTTAATCCATTTGTTACAACGAAGCTACATAAGCTTCATATAGCTGAAATCCCTGATTGTAAAAGTGACATTGGATCTTTCCGTAATTTGGTCGAAAGCTTAAAGAATGCTCCAGCCGCTAATAATGCTCTAAGACTGGAAGCCAACGATTTGATCAACACCAGATTAACCGAGGATTCGGATGATTTCGAACTCCGAAAAATACTCATGAAAGTTCTAACGAAAAGAATGAACGTAGGTATAGGCGCTAAACTTATCAATAAGGCATTGGGCAAAGAAGTAGTTCCGGATCCTTCACTAATGCTTGCTACCGACGATCAGGCTTCTCTAACCAACTGGGAAAAAATATATTGCGAAGAGAAGTACGATGGAGTTAGAGTGATTGCAATTTATAAGGACGGTGAATTCTCTTATTTCACAAGAGCTTTTAATGAACTCGATGCTGAAAAGCTACATCGAATATCTTTTTCACTTAAACAGGTTATGAATTTTTCGGGTCTTAAGGGCTCTTGGTTCTTTGATGGTGAATTAACGGATCACGATAGGAAATCAGTAAGTGGTAAGGTTACTCAGATTCTAAAGGGGACTGCCCCAGATAATATTGGTGATAACATCATCTTTAATATTTTCGACTTTGATGAATATGACACAATAAAGAATGGAATTGGGATTTTACCATACACCGTAAGAAGACAGTCCTTAACTTCTATCATGGAAAATGTCGGTGCAGAAGAGCCAATCAAATTAGCTACAATGTGGGAACTTGATGACCCGTCTCAGATAGCTTCAATTTATAAAAAGATCGTTGATGCGGGTGGTGAGGGTGTAATATGCAAAAATGACCATTTGTATGAGTGTAAGAGATCTAAGAGCTGGGTTAAATTCAAGGAAGTTAATGAATGCGATTTGGTCATAAATGGCTGGTATCCTGGTGAAGGTAAAAGAGAGGGCTTCATAGGTGGTCTTATATGCACGGATTCATCCGGAACACTTAATGTCAAAATAGGATCTGGATTTACAGATTTAGATCTACAAGAGCTAAGTTCTTCACCCGACTCCCTGATAGGGAAGATTTGCGCTGTCCAGTACAATGTGACGATAACGGACAAGTTCAACAATCGATCTCTCTTTTTACCCCGCTTTGTAGAAGTGCGTCATGATAAGACGGAGGCTGATGATTTATCATCCAAATTTTAAGAAACTGTTGCACAATTTTACCGTATAATAAATATGATACAAGAACTTTTAACTGAAAAGTTAAGGCCAAAAGAAATAAGGCACATGATTCTCCCGCAGAGAATAAGAAGAATCTTTGAAGAGAAAGGTTTGAACCACAACGTTCTTCTTTCGGGAAGTCCAGGCAGTGGTAAAACCACACTAGCTAAAATATTAGCATCACCTCATCCACATCTTTTTATAAACGTTTCAGATGAAAGTTCAGTAGAAACGATAAGAACTAAGATAAATGATTTCTGTTCAACAATGTCCATAATGGATGGAGCTTCAGCTAAGAAGGTGGTTGTACTGGATGAGTTTGATGGTGCTTCAGATCAATTCTATAAAGCACTCAGAGGAACTATCGAAAAATTTGCTTCAAATACTAGATTTATAGCGACTTGCAATTGGATCAATAAGGTTCCTGATGCAATTCAAAGCAGATTTGAGGTAATAGATTTCGATCCGGTTTCTTCAGATGAGGAGACTGAGGTCAAACAGGAATGGAGAAAGAGAATAGCTCTTATTTTAAATAAGGTCTCCATTGAGATAGATGAAGCATCCCTTATTGAATTTGAGAGAAATTTTTATCCAGATTTAAGATCCTCATTAAATAAGATCCAGACTTGGATGCTAGAGGGCACAACAAAAGTGGATATAGCTAAGGTAAGAGAAATTGGTTGGAGTTATGAAACCCTATATAATCTTCTATTCGATTCACAGGATCCCATAAAGAACTACCAGATATTAGTCGGCGAGTATAGCGGTAAAACTGATGATATAATGAGTGCTCTTGGTGACGAGTTTATTCAGTGGATCATAAAGAATAAAAAATCACAAGCTAAGATAATACCAGGTGTGATAGTATTGGTTGCTGATCATCAATCTCAAAGATTACAGGTTATCGACCCTATGGTTTCTTTATTGTCTTTGTTTTTCCAAATACAAAAACTTATACATGCATGAAAGAATTAGCAGAAGTAATTAACAGAAATGGATTCATCTACAAGCAGATAAAAAGAGGGGACAGAGCTGCTATCTACTCTCAGATTATATCAGATGAAGAAATTCGTGGAAATTTTGAAGCCTTTGAGGTTTTCAAGATAAAAATAGGCAAAGCTAAAGTTGTTTTTGGCGTTGAGCTTCCGGAGAAGGAGAAATTTCCGAGTGACGAAGACTTTGGTAAATGGGCTTGGAGCTATACAGACTACTCTAAAGCTTTGTTTAAATATGAAAAAATAGAAAACGGAGAAGACGAAGATGAAGAGGATGAATAAGAAAAGAGTAATTATAGCAGGAAAGGGTGCATCAGGGAAGGACCACTTGAGAAAAATGATGGTTGATTCTGGATTTAACTATTGTGTTTCGCACACGACAAGGCCAAAAAGATCAGACGAAGAGGAAGGAATAGATTACTACTTCATAAAAGAGGCGGAAGCATATAGAATGATCCTGGAGGATCTTTTCTTGGAGCACACCAACTTTAACTCGTGGATTTATGGGACAAGCAAGGACGAATTCCATAAATCTAATCTTTTTATCATGACACCTTCTGGTATAAGCCAGTTGAGTGATACTGATAGAGCAGAATCACTGATCGTTTACGTTGATGTGACAGAAGATATTAGAAGGGAAAGAATGTCTCTTAGAAAAGATGCAGACGATGTAAACAGAAGAATAGCTGCTGATGAGGGAGATTTTAAAGAGTTCTCAGATTATGATGTGAAGATAGAAGATCATAATTTTAAAGAGATCCCTAATATTTTATTTACAGTACTTAAAAAAGTGGAAGAAAATGGTTAATATTTGTGCAGATGGTAATTATATTTTTCATAAGACCTTTGGTATTTTTGCTGGATACGGCAATGTAGACCCTGGTAAGGTCCTTTCTAAAAAATCAGACCAGGCAATGTTCATTAGAAAAGTTGCCACAGATCTTTGTTCGTCTCTTAATAACCTGCCCTCTGGAGGCAGACTTATCTTTACAGCGGATAGCAAGAGCTGGAGAAGAGAAATAGAGATAGAAAATGGTGGTTATAAATCGAATAGAGTAAAAGATGAGAACGTCGACTGGACTATTTTCTTTGATCTTTTAGATTC